ATGGACAACGACAAAATTGATCAACACAGCGACGAAATTGAAGTTGAGAGCGAAGAAAAAGAGCGCGGCAAAAAAATAGAAATAGATGAAGACCGACTCCCCTCCCGGGCGATGGCAATTCATGAGCATATCCGCCAGGATGGTGAAAAAGAGCTGGAACGCGACGCAATGGCGCTACTGTGGTCAGCCATTGCGGCGGGTCTGTCGATGGGCGCTTCGCTACTGGCAAAAGGGATATTTCATGTCGAACTGGAAGGAGTGCCAGGCAGCTTCTTACTGGAGAATCTCGGTTATACCTTTGGTTTTATTATCGTCATTATGGCCCGCCAGCAATTATTTACCGAAAACACCGTGACTGCGGTACTACCCGTCATGCAAAAACCGACAATGAGCAACGTCGGCTTACTTATGCGATTATGGGGCGTCGTGCTGCTGGGTAATATTCTCGGGACAGGTATTGCTGCATGGGCATTTGAATATATGCCTATCTTCAATGAAGAAACTCGCGATGCATTTGTCAAAATCGGCATGGATGTGATGAAGAACACCCCCAGCGAGATGTTTGCCAACGCGATCATTTCCGGCTGGCTGATCGCCACTATGGTTTGGATGTTTCCTGCTGCGGGTGCGGCAAAGATTGTGGTGATTATATTGATGACCTGGCTTATTGCACTGGGTGACACCACCCACATCGTTGTCGGTTCTGTTGAAATCCTCTATCTGGTGTTTAACGGCACGCTGCACTGGAGCGATTTCATCTGGCCCTTCGCACTACCTACTTTAGCGGGGAACATCTGCGGCGGCACCTTTATCTTCGCGTTAATGAGTCATGCACAGATTCGTAACGACATGAGCAACAAGCGTAAAGCAGAAGCACGCCAAAAAGCAGAACGTGCGGAAAACATTAAGAAAAATGATAAAAACCCAGCATAAATGGCGAGGGTTTAAGCAATCGAGCGGCAGCGTACTTACCCCGCAGTCCATTAGCGGGTATACTCATGCCGCATTGTCCTCTTAGTTAAATGGATATAACGAGCCCCTCCTAAGGGCTAATTGCAGGTTCGATTCCTGCAGGGGACACCATTTATCAGTTCGCTCCCATCCGTACCAGTCCGCAAAATCCCCTGAATATCAAGCTTTCCGTAGATTTACAGTTCGTAATGGTTCGCGTCAGATCGTTGACAGCCGCACTCCATGACGGGTAAAAAGTGGATAAAATAATTTTACCCACCGGATTTTTACCCATGCTCACCGTTAAGCAGATTGAAGCAGCAAAGCCGAAAGAAAAACCATACCGCCTTCTCGATGGTAATGGCCTGTACCTTTATGTCCCTGTATCAGGGAAAAAGGTATGGCAACTTCGCTACAAGATTGACGGTAAGGAGAAAATCCTGACTGTCGGAAAATATCCGCTTATGACTTTGCAGGAAGCAAGGGATAAAGCATGGACCGCGAGGAAAGACATCTCGGTTGGCATCGATCCGGTAAAGGCGAAAAAGGCTTCGTCTAACAACAATTCATTTAGTGCGATTTACAAGGAATGGTACGAGCACAAGAAGCAAGTCTGGTCAGTAGGCTATGCAACTGAACTTGCCAAAATGTTTGATGACGACATTTTACCCATCATCGGCGGTCTTGAGATTCAGGATATTGAGCCGATGCAACTGCTGGAAGTAATCCGCAGATTTGAAGATCGCGGTGCAATGGAGCGAGCCAACAAAGCCCGCAGAAGATGCGGCGAGGTTTTCCGTTACGCTATTGTCACCGGCAGGGCTAAATATAACCCGGCACCTGACCTTGCTGACGCCATGAAGGGGTACCGCAAGAAGAACTTCCCGTTTCTTCCTGCAGACCAGATCCCGGCATTCAATAAAGCACTAGCAACATTTTCAGGAAGTATCGTATCGCTCATTGCCACCAAGGTTTTACGCTACACTGCCCTAAGAACGAAAGAGCTTCGTTCCATGCTATGGAAGAACGTCGATTTTGAAAACAGGATTATCACCATCGACGCCAGTGTGATGAAAGGACGCAAAATTCATGTGGTCCCGATGTCAGACCAGGTGGTTGAACTTCTCACTACGTTAAGCTCCATCACCAAACCAGTATCAGAGTTTGTTTTTGCCGGGCGCAACGATAAGAAGAAGCCAATCTGCGAAAATGCGGTACTGCTTGTGATCAAACAAATCGGCTATGAAGGTCTGGAAAGCGGTCACGGATTCAGGCATGAATTCAGCACGATTATGAACGAGCACGAATGGCCTGCTGACGCTATTGAAGTGCAACTGGCACATGCCAACGGCGGATCTGTGCGTGGGATTTACAACCATGCTCAGTATCTCGATAAGCGCAGAGAAATGATGCAGTGGTGGGCGGATTGGCTTGATGAAAAGGTGGAGTAATCCACCTGAACCACTATCGGAATAACACAAAGCCCTGCACTCCAGTGCAAGGCTTATTTATTGTCAATTTATTGATAACATTTGCGCATTTGTCCCAATTTTTGCAAATGTTGCAACTTTCCATGATGCGCCAGCAATGTCATTGCCTGAAATTGTAATTATATTGCCATCAGTTCCTGGTGCTTTGTTATTACCGATAGTAGTCTTACCATCAATGTTTATTATTGTAATTTTCTGCCCTGGTGAGATGTAACGAAGTCTAGACAGCGTTGTATTCGATGCTTGGCTGATTGTTGCTTGTGATGTATGGGTTACTACAGGAGCCACACCAGTTATTGTATTAAAAGAACTTCCCGTCCCCCTAAACATTACACCAAAGTATATATTTTGTGTGCATATAATCAATCTATCACCAACACCGGGGTATATTAATGATGGATCATACGCCATTTTATAGTTATTTGTTTCATGATATGTATTTTTTAGTAACAACACCTCAGCGCCAGATCCAGCTTTAACTCGCGGAGGTGTAGAGCAATAAAAATCAGCATATGATAGTAGGTCGAACATATAAGATGTAACTAAACTATTTGGATGTTCGATATCAACCCCACCTTCAAAGAATATGCTACCTGAACTTGTGCAAAAAGCTGTTCTTGGCTGCTGAGGTGATGAATTTATGTTTCTATATTTAAACGATCCCATTACTGTAAGTGCCGCTTCTCCTGAAGACTGAAGACATGCTTGCTTAATTACCCCTTGCTGATTTGCAGTGATGTTTATGATGCCAAACTTGACGTCAGTCCCAGCACCAACGCACAATATATTGTATGCACTAGGATCTTGACCAGGACCGGTGAAATTGGCATTGACATCACACACGCAGTTAACAGACCCAACTGATCCTGTAGCACCATCTAAGAAATAAGAAATAGAAGAAAGACCAATACCGGATATACTCTCTATTCTAAAACCTGCTGTAGTATGAAGTTTTACTGGTGAGCACGCCAGAGGAGAGCCATCTACATATATTTCACCACAATAAAAACCCTTACCATGGCCATTTGTGTACAATGCATGACCTTCATGACCTTGCGATGCAGTGATGTTTTTGTGATAAATACTACCTATGCGCTGATTATCAAATACAACTCCAAATACCCCGAAATCAACAGTATTAAAAATAGCTTTATCTATTTTCGCAGACACTCCTGTGAACCACACACCAGCAATAAACCCATAAACATCAATTGTATCTATATAGAACCCTGATACATCTCTATTTTCGTAATAATTCATCCAAATTGACGCCCCATAAGATTTCCAGTCTCCAGATGTGACGTATGAATAACCGAGGGTGTTACTGCTTATAACAGCCGTTCTATCACCATTGTACTCAAACTTCCAGTATCCGAGCATTTTAACACGTGGCGTACGTACCTCAAATACAGGATACCCCCACAGCAATTGCTCAAAGATAGCATTATCAGAAATTAGAACCATGTCAGGATTTGGAATTATAATCCACCCAGATATAGTGTATTTTAGATTTCCAAATTCTATTCTCTTTGCACCGCTATTTAGAGCAGCATTAATTGCTGCCATATCAGCAATGTAATCGCCAACACCAATAGAACCATGTTCTGCAAAGTCGGTAACAGATACTGTTTCTGAGTTTTTATCGTGTTGTGTACGTAGAACTGAGCCAACGAAAGGTTGCTTAACGCCAAGCATTGCATCACCTTTCGAGTCATCTTCAGCATATACTCCTGTTTGGGATAACTGCTGAAGAAGATTTGGTCCGAACTGATCAGGGTCATACTTCAGCACATTAGGAAAATAGAACTGCTGCGCACCATATGCATCATAAACAGCCATCGAATGACCTTGCACGGTTACAAACTTGGCAATCTGTCCGTTATATACAGGATAACCAGCAGCGTTGATAACTATTGGCTGCGCCACCTGAACATGAGAGCCATCTTCTCGTTCCAGATATACAGGGATCTGGTTTTCTGGATTTACCGGGTCAGTGTCAATTTTACCGATATAAATTTTGCCATTGGCAACCGCTTTAAAAGAACGCGCCATAGTGAAGAGTTGCGATGGCATACTCACTACAACATTGGCTGTAATGTCTGTCATTTAATTTGCTCCAGATACAAGGAATCGCCGCAGCATGGCGACGGTGAATTTTGGGCATAAAAAAACCCAGCCGAAGCTGGGTCGTTGCGTTGGTTATCTGTCAGTAGTTATGTACTGAAGGAGGTAATTCTTTATTCTTAAGTCTCATCCATGCGGAAAGATTCGTTGGTCCGTCTGGCTCATTAATATCAACATCTCGTGTGTGATTGATTAAAACGTCTCTCGCCATTCCGATAACATACGAGAATTCATGACCGTAGTCGTAGCATCTGCCGGAATAGTTCGATTGAATTTGTTTTAATGCCGGATACAGTTCGCGGAATAATGCCTGTGAGCGGTTGGCATAATCCCATAACCATACAAGGCTGTTTGCTTCTTTTGCAGAAAGCTCGTTTGCCTTCTTCTCTTGTTTGCCGATGAACTCACCTTCAAGTGGAACTCGAGCTGCAAGTGACAGTGCTTCTGTAAACTGCTCCTCACTGATTTCTTTGTACGAACATCCAAAATGGGATTTCAGTGACGACCACATGGTGATCATCGCCTTCGCCTGTTTTTCTTTTGGCAGAGACTGACCGCGACTCATGACGAGTTGTTTAATGGTTTCCTGCTGTTCAGTGGTGATTTTACCCGGCAACGCCTTTTTAGCTTTGCGCGGGTTAACTACATGGCCTTTAGTCCAGTATTCGTAGAGCACATCGTCACACTCTTCCTGATACTGGATTACCTTGTCGCGGATTTCAGGGCGGACTTTGTTAGGGCTGATGGTTTGCAGCCAGCCATTCAGTTTACGTAAAGCAAGGCAAATCATGGTCTGCACACCGCCAACTGAAGGTATTGCGATTTCCACAATACCTTTAGCAAATCTTTGTTTTAACTTTGTAAACTGTGAAGCCCAATCCATACCCATACCTTCAACGATAGGTTTCATTGGGGTGTACGGCTCACCGTTGTGATTGACAACATAAAGCTCTGCGCCGTGGAATGGTACATTGATAGTAGATACTGCTGTTGCTATACTTTTCATGTCGTTAATTCCTATGCGTGGTTTTACGATACCGAAGCCCTGACTGTTCCAGCAGTTGGGGCTTCAACTTTACGCGCCAATGCGCCCTTCCTTCTTAAAGCTTTCCATTACTCTCTGATAAATCTCAGAGTTAACAGACCGACCATTCTCTTCCGCCACCTTGCGGACCAAATCCAATACTTCTTTAGGCCACCGCAAATTGAACTGCGGCATTTTGCTCATTCCTTTCATATTCACCTCACAATATGGGTCCACCGTGGACCTATTGAGAATATAGTAGAGTGCTTCTATCATGTCAATACACTAACTTGGAGTGATGGCATGGCTAGAGATGATCCGCACTTTAACTTCCGTATGCCTATGGAAGTAAGGGAGAAATTAAAATTCAGGGCGGAGGCGAATGGGAGATCAATGAACTCCGAGTTGTTACAAATCGTCCAAGATGCTCTATCAAAACCATCGCCTGTGACTGGCTATCGCGACGAAGCTGAACGCTTGGCTGATCAGCAGGCAGAGCAGTTCAAGACTGTTGTGTTTGAGACACTTAAAAAGATTTATGGCAAGGATGATAAATAATGCTGCACACAATTCATTTCTTATGCCCCGTTAACACCGCCACTGTTGGGCAACTTCAGAACCACTGTCTCACCGCATTATCTCAAGGCGCAACTGAATTAAATATCCATATATCAAGTCAGGGAGGGGAAACTGCCGCTGGTTTTACTGCGTATAACTTTCTTAAGTCACTCCCTGTTGCCGTTAGAACTCACAACATAAGCAATGTTGAATCCATAGCTAATATCGTTTTCCTGGCTGGCTCAGAACGTTTCGCAAACCCATTATCAAGATTCCTGTTACATCCTCTATTATGGGGCTTTGCCACCCCAGCCGCCGACCATGCCAGATTGAGAGAGTACGGGAAATGCCTCGATAACGATCTTGATCGCTTCGTTGAGACGTTCAATATCGACATCGGAACCCATATTAGGTGGGCATCCCTGATAGCAGACTCGACCATTTTGGATGCTAACAAGGCTCTTGAGCATGGCATAATTAATTCCATAAAAACTGCAAGGCTGGTATCCAATCAGGCAAACTGGTGGGTTGTTTGATGGGTAAATCATGATTACTCCTATGGCCGGAAAGATTCGCATCCTTAAATTTAGTGAGCAAGGATTACCATCACACCTCAACAGCTTCCGCGTCCCTGAGTAATTCTGTCGCGGATTTGCTTCTTACGGTGGTTTAAGCTGGAGAGCTTGGCTTCTGCTTCTGATATTTGCGCATCAAGATCTTTAAGCTCAAGATCTGAAAGTCGCTGGTCAAGCAGGGTTTGGTTCAACTCAATGTTGTTCAGGCGTTCTTCTATGGTCATGATTTCTCCTTGTTGAGGTTGATGTGAAACGATTGATTGTATACGCACTCTTTTGTTAGCTAGTAGCTTTGCTTAATCGCAAGATAAAGTTTCTGATTAATCCCTAAAAATCAAAAAATAAAGTTAAAACAGGTACATGATATGGAATGGATCATAGGATTTGTTGTTCTTATCTTCATAGCCAGTATGTTTAAACCAAGAAGTTGCGATATCTGTGGTGCTGGATTTAAGAAAAAGTACTTCACATGGACTATCGATGGAAAGAAACAGCATCTTTGTCCGTACTGCAACAGTAAAATGGAGAGACGCAACAGCGATAGACGCTTTAAGGATCGATTTGGTTAACCATTTTATCTCCAACAAAAAAACCCACCTGACGGTGGGTTTTATTAGTGCTTGTATAGGTTGAACTCTCTATCAAGCCATATAACAAAAAATGTCGATCCAAGACGATAACCAACCATGGCTTTCAAATCATCAAATCTAAAAGCCAAGAAATGATCTACGTCTTCCGTTATATGACCGGGGATACCAGCTTTAATTGCACCCCTTGCAATCTTCTCAAATCCAAGCTTATGCCTACCTTGCTGCTTAATCTCTGCCCATGTTAGTTGACTTAATCTGTATAATTTATCAGCTAAGCCAGCTTTCTCATCTTTTTGGCATTTCGTTATGCAGTGAGAGCTTTGGATGTAACAGAATGAAAATTTCGGTTTCTTTTGATCTGAATTCCCCCCTGACTGCGGCCCTAACTTTAACTTACCTGTAGATTCAGCAGGGGGGATAATCCTTTTAGATTTTCTTGCCATCTCGTTAGTTAATCCGAGTTGCAAAGTACTCTGCCATCTCCTTAGAGCTAATTTCAGAACCACCAACACCCTCAATATAGTTTGATCTCCATGGTGACTCTTCGTGTGTCATGTTCCTCAGTTTCCAGGCAGAAAATTGCCCAAAAACATCCCAGACTTCTTCTAATAGCTCTAACTGTTCTTCGCTGAATTTTTCAGCATCAAAAGACTCTGGAGAAGGGATAGCTCCATTACCATATTGTTTATAACGGCGATAAAGCTCAGGGACAACAGGGCCATGCATCCAAGCTTCCATCTTATTCTGAAAAAGAGGCTCACCAAGCAACGCCAATGAAAACCCCTGAGCATAGTAAACAAGCTTTTGTAATTTTAAATTAGAGATTGTGTCACCGCTATCCTCGTCACACCGCGACAGGAAGTAGTCGGCGACATCAAAACAAGTAAGCATGAACACACCTCCATCTTGATAGCCACAGCTAAGTATCCAACTATGTCAAATGTCATTTAATACTATAACAAAGCTATCAGCAATCCTTCGGAGGCTAACTTACAACCACTTTAGCGACATGTTTAAACCATTACGTTTCACATTTACTGCATTTTCGCCGAAGTTACCTATAAGGTAATGTCACATTTCCTGCAAGTTTCATGCAATGTTGAAAAGTGAGCTATTCACTTTTCTATGACACTAAACACCAAAAATAGCACTTTTTGCTAAATCATTCGTCCAAGTTGTGGATGGTTTGTCGTTGACACGTTTTCACACACCACTCCACCAATAAAGTATCATCTGGTATCCTGCTCAAAACTAAGGAGGTTGGTGTGCTTGAATGGTTTCTGTTGGCTGCATTAGTCGTTTCTGGTTTGGTGTATGAGTATCGAATGCACTCTCTAACAAAAAAAATAGGAATTCTAGAAAACGAATATTGTGCTCTCAAATCCTCACTGGAACGTGAGCAAGGGTACTTAAAAATCTCTCTGTCTAGCATTGAGCGTTCTATAGAGAGCTTAGAGGATAAGGTTGATCGTATAAAGAATGAGGATATTCATGATGTTAAGGACGACATATCCTTCTTAAAATCTTGGTTGAAAAATGTTGGGAAAATTGCCACATCAACACGAGATAAGCTCAATCCATCCATGGATGACTAATTACTCCTGTGCCATTCCGCTTAGCGATGCCACAATTCCAGCTCTTGCTAAACGCTGGAACTCTTCGTTTCCTAGTGCCTCGCGTATTGCTTTTACGGCGGCCTTATTTGCCATAAATCTGCGTTCCGCCGCCGCTAATGCACCATCACTTGCCCCAACCTTAACTGCCTTTGTTGCCTCTTGAACAGCCTTTTCAATAGCATAACGACCGCTTCTAGTTGCGGATAATTTCGCTATCGCTCCTTTTGCCATTGCATCAATTGCCCCACCTGCAGCGCCACCCGCTATTGCTCCAATAACGCCTCCTCCAGAGAACCCTGCGATAGTGCCAGTAGTTCTAAAAGCGCCAGACAATGCGCTCTCTAAAACAGGATGAAGGCCATTCTCAAGAGTGCTAATGGCTGGCATAGATCGCCCTGTCTGTTCAACATATCGAAGTGGCTTTGTTGCTGCTCGTGCAAGTTCTCCGTATGAACTTGTAATCCTGCCAAGTTCTGGAGAATATCGACTAATTGCCTTCACGTTTTGTGGGGTAAGAATAGTCGCGATATGCTTAATTCCAGCCTCTTCAGACTTACCTCCGCGTACCCCTTGCGACATTGCATCTTGTAATATTGATGCAATTGCTGGCGCGCGTTCCGACTCAGGTAGGGCGCTTATTATTTTATGGAACTGACCTGTTCCACTTTTTGCTGAACCCTGTAACGCCTTAGATCCATTAGTTACCAACTGATCAGTTGCAAGGTCTCTACCAAACGCTGCTTCAGCCTGTTCTTGTGCTGTAAATCTTGCCTTTGACAGATCATTAGCTTTTTGCCAGTCATCAAGAAAACCGCCATTTTGAGCCATTATGCGCATATCTTCCGTTGCTGCATCACGAAGCTCAGCCATGCGCCTTGCCGTATTTGCCTCACCAGACCTTATATACTTCTGCTCTGCGTCAGCAAGTTTACTTCGCCATGCCTTCATGGCATCAAACGTGATTCCTTTTTTACCAGTTTTAGCATAAGCAGATGCGAATTGTTTCATCTCAGGAGTTAGCGGCATGCCAGCCAAAATATCACCCTGAATTGTAGCGTTCAGGTTTGACATTCTGGCCTTTGCGTCAGGCATCGTGGAGCGGACGCTATCCCATGCGGCCTTTTCTGAATTTTTCATTTTATCAATACTTGCCAAAACCCTTTGTTTTATGGCTGCACTTTTTTCTGATGCAGTTCCTGCTTCAGCCCCAAACTCATCCAATGCTGAGTTAAATTTCGACTCTATTTCACTGAATGCTTTGGTGTGTGCATCCTGTGTAATTCCGGGCTTTGACGCCAGAATCCCCTCCGCCTGAGCAAGACCACGACTACCTGATCTCATGCCAGGAGTTAATGCGTTGATATCTATTCCAGCAGTATCTGCTGCTTTTGCTATTTCGTCTGACACATTAGCTGACTGTCTGGCAATAATCTCTCTTCCTGTACCAGACTTTGCCATTTTCGAAACATCAGCAGCGGAATTTATTGCCCCGCCACCAAGAACTTGAGGTGATTTAGAGGTTAAGATCCTTCCAGCCCCAGAAAGTATCCCCTGAGCACCAATATTGATACCACCGTTAATGGCAGCATTTTGTGCAAAATCACCCTCCTGATTTGCAGCATCAGCAAGAGAACCGGCAATCATGTTTCCTGCGGAACCGATGTCTCCTGCGAGCTTTGCTGGCGCTCCAGCAGCTTTTGCTGCTGTGCCAATTGGCAGGAGATACCCACCAATTGTTTCACCGGCTTGCGCGTAAGGGTCTGTCGGTCGAGCGACAGGACGATAGACATCATCCAATACTTTTGGCCCACCAAGCCCCTGACTGATTGCATTAATCAGACTTGCGCCACCCTGCAATACGTCAAATGGTATGTTTACCAGACCACGACCAGCCTGTTCTGCAATTTGCCCTGCACTTTGACCACCAGTGAGCCAGTCAGTAGCTTTTCCTACCAGAGATTGTTCTTCTGGCTGCGATTGGTTTTGAGTGGATTGATCACCAGAAGACAGCATCTGAGCAATGCGACGTGCTCCCTCAGTATCGCCGGCAGCATCAGCATTCCTTAACGCCGTCATCAACTGTTCACGACTATAGGCCATTACTGCCCTCCGAGATATTTGCTAATTAATTCGTCATCGGACAATTGCTGTTGAGGTTGGCTATCGCCATAACTTGAGGAAAGAAAACGTTTTGCCGCAGAGTTCAATGATTCACCCTTCTTAACATCCATCCCCATGATGTTTCGGTTGCGATCAGATTGTCCTGGGCTGCCATTTGCACTCATCCACTCTGACCTAAACTCGTTGAACTTCGCGTTATTACTTTCCATTTTTGCCATACCCCTTAACCATCGAGCCATGACCATTGGATTATCCGTTTCGCTTGGAATGCCTTTCCTTGCAAACTCAATATCCTTATCTGATGCAGGGCCGGGAGGGAGAAGCTTGGTTGCCTGCGCATTGGCTAGTTGGTTGAATCTAATCCGCATATCTCGGAGGTAGTTATCTTGCCCCGTAAGCTTAGTGAACATATTTTCAGCGTTACCGAACAAACCAGGAGTTGGCTTCTCCTTCTCCAGCGTGTCAGCAAGCGTTGTCATTGAATCGGCAGCATTACGACTAGCTGCCGCATCACCTGCTGATTTTTCTATAGCCTTTTCCATGTTCACGGATAGTTTTGGCGCAGCATTAATAAGTTCATCGGCCTTCTTTTGTGCCTGTTGTACTTCAAAACCGAATTTCTGCTTATCAAGTGCCAGTCTTTCTGCTGCAAGTCCGTGTCCAGTCATTGCTGACTGATAGGAAAGGTTTTGCCCTCTCGCCTGAAGTGCTTCGCCAGCCTGATTGCTGCGGATTGTCTCTGCCAGCCTGCCTCGGTCAATCTCACGACCAGCCATCTTGTCCTGAACATTGAAGTAATCAATCGGACCAAGAGCAGCCATTCCAAGGTGATCAACAAACTCACCAAATCCTGAAGGATTCTGCTGATACATCTGAGCAACGTTGTTAGGGTCAACACCGACGCGAGTCAGTTCCTTGGCGTTGTTTTGCAGCCATGATTGCATTGCTTCTGGAGAAGATGACGCAAGACGTGCGCCAGCCGCTAATGTACCGATAGAATTACGCTGGTCTTCATCAATGAATCCCATGCCTTTACGAACGGATTCAATCTGGTCTGGATATTGAGTAGCCAACTGACGCAAAGCACCGCGATCACCAGAAGCATAAGCATTAGCGTATGCCTGCTGAAATTCTTTCTGCCGCTGAGCCTGCTTTTCCTGCTGAAACACACCCGCAATACCTGAAAGGCCTTGCAAAGCAGTCAGCCCAACATTGTTAGCGCCTGAACGCTCAATATCATTGTTCTGCCTGATAAGCTGAAGCGTATTGCCGATGTCATTTACGCTCGGAGCGTTTGAGTTGACGCCGCCGATACCAGCCAACAATCCGCCATTTGATCCTTGCCAAGTAGCCATGATTACCCCTTAAAACAACGAGCCAAGCAATCCGATACCAGCACCAATGCCAGCGCCCCAAGGCGTTGATGTTCCCAAAAGGCTGGCAAGACCTGCACCGGCAATCGCACCAGACGTGCCACCACTAATTGCTGTCTGAAGACTTGATGGTTTGTTGGCATTAGCAGCGGCAAGAGCTGCGCTTTGCTGTGCAATGCTGCTCATGTTGTTGGCGTACGTCTGCCCGGCGTTTGCCTGACCTTGCAGAGCACCAAGCCCAACGTTTGCCAGATTGTTGTAATTGCTCATCTGGTTTGATAACCAAGACTGACCGAGAGTCGGCGCGATCGTAGCCAGTTGATTGCTTGTGGCTGTCGAACCAAGTCCTCCCGTAGCCTCCGCAGCAGCAAGACTCTGGTAACGAGCCTGACCTGCAAGGTCTTTATACTGCTGAGAGTTGTAATACTGATTAAGTGCCTGCCCCTGACCTTCTAAACTGGAAAGGTTCTGAAGCTGGTTAACATACTGCTCCGCAAGAGGCGTGAACGGAGCAAGGTTTTTCATGATCGTCTGCCACTGCTGATTTTGCAGGTCTGCTGCATACTTCTGAGCTTCTGCGGCATACTTTGCGCTTTTATCAGAGCTACCACCTTTCCCGCCTTTTTCAGGGCACCAAGGTTCCTCGCCGCGCAGTTTTCTGCCCAGCTTAAATGCATATAACATGGCTATCTCCCGTGATTCAGGAAGTCGATTAGTTCTTCGCGTGTGGCGCTGTAAAAAGTCACGTCATCCACGCCTTTAAAGTATTTCTTGATGGTTCCTACACGCTTAAGGCCAATCATTGCGCAGTACATCTGCCCGTGGCGGAATTTGCGTGCAGCGAACGATGTGACGCACTGAACGGTGGTGTTAGTCAGAATGTATCGCCAGAACGCCAGACCGATTTCCTTGCTGAATCCACGAACCTCTGGCAGGTACATGGCGTGGCAATCGAATGTAAGCGGCTGAATCTCCTGATAGTAAACAATGCCGCCGAACTGCCCGTGCACGTTCACCTCAAAGTAACGGCAATCAGGTTTGTAGTCGTATCCATCACCGTTGTTGCTCCCGGCGATAATGTCAGGGTGATTTCCTACTGCTTCGATCAGGTCGATGTTTCGCGTTGGTTTGAACTGAATCATCACTGCTCCGCAATGATTTTGATGGTTGTGGCAGTAAACGCCGCCCCATTTGACTGAATGGTTAACGTACTGCCATTTGTGGCAAGAAAGCCGTCTTTATCCACGCTGAAGAACGTAGCTAACAGGATGTTGTCGGTTGTTGTCGCCGAGTTGCGACTGCTTACCAGTGTGTCAGGAACAGAACCGGAAAATGTTAGCTGCATTGACCTGTTGGCGGTTCCGCTGGGCCACGTCCCGACAATCGACAGCTTGAAGAACAAGGTTTTGTTCTCGTTGAACACAACCATCTTGTTGTTAACAGTGTCGAAGAATGGTGCCAACGTCCCGGATGACGGCGTGAGCGTTTTCAGCAGGCTAACAAGGTTGGTCGGCGCTGTCGGGATGGTTACTGATACGCCAGAGTAAACAACCTCTGACTTCTTGCGTTTGGTTGCATACTCCAGAGCATCAATGCGCGTTTCATGGTCTGAAACCTGCGACTCCAGCGACTGAACTCTGGTATCAAGCGACGCAATATCGCTTTCATTCTGAGCGATTCGCGTTTCATGGTCCTGAAGAGTTGATTCTGCCTGGCTGATTCGCTCCTCATGATTAACAAGCGTTGCTTCCGCAGCAGAAATTCGCTGCTCATGGTCAGCGAGAATCACATCCTGCTCATCGTTCCTGACTTGTGCGTCATAAGCGCCCTGTCCGGCCTCGTTGGCCTTGTTAGCCACGTTACCAACATCAGTGCCCTGTGCGATAACGTAAAGCAGATACGACTGCGAGAAGATATTGCGTGGAAGGACTGATGTGTCGAGCCGTGTAGCCTGAATGATTACCGGCACATTGAGATTCGAATCCGCCATTACTCAATCCTTATCTGAGCGCCAGACAGAGTGACAGGTGACTTCGTGATAACGCGCAATTTGAAGCCGACATTTTTCCTGATGCGCCCGACTCGCTTCCACAAAACACGTTTGTCGTAAACGAACGGTTCATTCTGTTCAATCATCTGCTCACGTCCGTAATTTATGCCGTCAGTGGTTGCAGAGAGGAACAGGCGGTCGGCGTACTGAGCTACGCCAGTGGATGATTCCACCTCCAGATCGAAGCATCTGGCGTTATCCGCTTTGAACAACGGAGTAAACAGCAGGTGTTCCTGTTGCTTGTCGTACTGGCTGCTGATGTCGAACTGCAATTTCCCGGTCACCGATTCCAGCTTATCGCCGCACGTTATCTGATTGCCTTCGTAAATGAAGTCGATAGCGCGGTACACATCGTCATACAGGCCAGTTTTCAACACACACCATTGCGGACCATTGGCGCTTGAAGATGCGTCGTACACGAGAACATGGCGCGGAAGGTGGATAATCAGCAACTCATGAGCATCAAATCGCAGCGATTCCATCACACCATCAGCCAGTTCATCAGCAGTGTAGGAGCGGAGGATTTTCTCAATGCTCGCGCTAGCGATTGGTGATACCTGACCGGAGCCGATGATGTATACAGACGGCGCACCAGTTGCCGGATTGCTGATGAACGCATAAGAATCAGCGAATGGCGTTTTGCAGTAAGTCCCGGCGATGCCTTTTTGCACCATCAGTGATGGCTGTGCGACATACAAAGCTGCACCAACGGTGGTTGCACCAGTCAGGGAGAAATATTCAATCGTCGATGAACCAAAGCAGACGATGAAGTCTCGCCATGTGCCGATGCCGAGGATACCGTCCGGCTGCGATTCTGCGCGATATTGTGCGCTGTAGCGGTCAGGATGCGATTCGTCTTCAAGGTCAGTGATAAACCATGAATCAGTGCCGTCTTTTGACCACGCATAACGCCCGCGTAAGCGCGTAATGTCACGAACAGAACCTAACTCATACTGCGTGAATCCGCTGTCTGTAGGCCAGTTTGAGACTGTTTTAACCGTGCCATCATAACGATACTCGACCAGTTGGCCATTAACGCCTACAGCCTGAGATGTCCGACCATGCGCCATTGATACACGACCACTTCCGGCAACATCACCGACTTCACTTTCTCCTTTGTACAGCTTGCCGCCACACACGCGATAAACAGCACTCTGCGCCATGTTGTACTCAACTCCGCGCGATACGCCGTTCACATCAGAACGTTTGGCAATGCCCGGGAATGAGCGAAGATATCCGCTGCTGTTCAGGATTTCTTTGGGTGTAGCCAACATATTCACTGGCAGATAGTCGATATAGTCGGCGTTTCTAAAGTCTTTGCCGACACCTTTCATAAGCGGAAGTTGCTGAATAGGCATTTATTCACCTATGCGTTTGGGATATCGCCATCAATCAGAGGAAGATCGCCTGGATAATATCGGTCAGATGTGAACACGTCATATTTATTACCCTGCCCTACAGGAAAATCTCCACGTCGTCGCATTGAAGGAACAACCAGAGTGTCGGTCATCAAGGCATCATATGAGCGTTGGGCGTTACTGAGAACTTGCGGAGTTGGCTCAAGGCTGTAATCAGATAGCATTCTCAGCAATAACTGATAGCCTACTGCGTGTTTGTATTTTCTTGGAAGACCTGACTCATCATCTGGTAATGGCTGCTCATCTCCAGTTGCGAAAGCGTAACCAATGTCGCCGGGGTTAATCATCCACTCGGACATCATATCTTCCAGATCATTTACACCATCTTCAATTGATTGCGGCTCAACATCAGTCAGCGATGCATTAGAAGCAATAGCAAACTTACGAAGCGCAAAAAGGACGATCTCACCCTTTGTCAGTACTGTTGCCATTGTCTGCCGCCTTACGACCTCGCTTACTGGTCGGTTTCAATTCATCAACTGAGGCAACAAAGCCCAACTTTTCGAAAAACTGGAAGTCTTTTTCTGCGATAACGGCCTGTACATGCCCGGATTCGTTATCTGCGGCAAGGAATACACTCATGCGATCCATATTGTTTCCTTAAAACATAAAAGGGGCGTAAGCCCCTTGTTATTACGGATTACCGAAGAACTGACCGCCCATGTGAGGGTTAAAGCACACATATGCAGGCAGTAAGTCAAAGCGCATTTTTTGCACGTTGGCATCGCCATCTGCGTATTTATGTACGCGGATGGAGAAACCTTCATATGTTGCAACAGCAGAATCAATACTGTGCAGTTTCGGCAGTGGGATAGAGCCAAGTCCACAGAAGAACTTGTTATAGAACAGGTTTGGCTTCATTGTCTGGCTAGCAGTGCCTACTACAGATACGGCATCACCTGCCGCTACCTGACGACTTACAGAGTTGTACTGCGGGTTTGTAGTGTCATAAATCGGAACACCAGAAAGCGTAACCGTCACATCGCCACTGCTGTCTGAATTAGCATCAGCAGTAACCGTTGCAGTGAAGCTAATTGGTGTGGCTCCGTTATACAACGCCTGTTTGGTCTGCTGTTGCAGCCAGTAGGTATTGGTGAATTTAACCTGATCACCAGCTTTCAGGAAACCTGTAACGCTGGTTGTCGCTCCGGTCAATGTTACAGTGAACTGGTATGAGTCTTTAACTGCGTTATAGGTAACAGTTGGCTGTGTTTTGACTGTCAGTGTTCCGCCAAATGCCCCCTGCGTACGAGAGGCAAGCCCATTAGACATCAGTGCGCGAATGCCGCCAAAATTGGTTGGGATCTGTGCGTTCTCCCATGCAGTACGAACCAATTGATCTGAAGCATGCAAACCAGTCTGCGCATCAGCAAGTCGCTGTGCAGACCATGGATCCATTACAGCATAGTTTTCACCTTCATTAACGCCGAGGTCTTTCAGGAAAGATGCCGTCTGCGCAACATCAGACCATTTGGTGATTGGAGTATTGGGGCTACCAAGTGACAACGCACCGTTATTCATCATGAAGTGAGCAAGCTCTGTTTCAAGGTCGGTAACGATTCGCTGGCGAACCGGCGCGAGAATTTCTTCCAGCTGGTTAAGCTTGATCGCTTCCTCCAGTTGCTGATATTCAACAGCAACAGTGATGTAGTTACCTACACGCCCCGTGGCTTTACCTGAGATCAGGTTGTTTTTATTTTGCCCTGAAATATCACCAGTGGGAGTACGGAGGGATGAGAATTGATTCGGACGTTTAAAGCTAACGCTATCGCCAGTGCTGGAGTTGATTTCACCTGCCAGCAACTGACGGTCTACGGTTTTCGCCAGAACTAAATCTGACATAAAACCCGGAAGGAATTTTTTCAGAACGATTTGACTGACGTTACTGTCGAGATTGTTAGGCATTTATCTTTTCCTTATTCGATTTTTGCGCCGGGGCATAATTTGTTGAATTCGTCTTGTTTCGCATCAGCACCGCCACCACGTACTTCCGGCTCTGGCTTGATGGCTTTCTTTGGTTTTGGAGCAAGGCTTACCTGTTTGCTAATCTGCCCCAAGAGGAATGCTGCGCGAATTGGATCTGTCTCAGCGGCTACACGCTGGCGTAATTGCTGGCTCTTACCTAAGCCATAGGCGAGTAGTTCAGAGCCTTCGTCTGCACAGTGAATGATGATTTCCTGCTGAATTGGTGGTAGCTCACTAAGAACAATGGCCTCCATTTCCTGATAATCTTTCACAGGAAGTTTGGCTGCCCGTTGTTTATGCGCTTCTACCCTTTGCTGGAAACGCTGTTGGTATTCCTGTTGCTGACGTAGTTTTTGTTGCTGCTGCTGTTCGACACGGCCTTTTTTCTCATGCCAATCAGTCAATGCCTGTTCAAACGCCTGTTCGTCATAATCACACGACTCAAGAGTCGGTTTTGGTGGAATAGCGTCTGGTTGTGGTTGCTGATGTTCCGCTGGCTTGGCTAATGCTTCCTCAAGCTGGCGGCGCAACTCACGGTTTTCTTTCTGTGTTTCTTTGAAGCCTTTGCGAAGATCTTTCACCCATTGCGGTGCAGGTTGCCCGTCAATGTGATCATCATCGTCAGCGTTAAGCTGAATTTCTTCATCACCAATACGCAAGGCGTAATCTTCTGGTGTCTCTTCGGTTTTTTCAGGCTCAGTTGCCACCTCTTTACCGTTGTCATCCTGGCTTTCATTCTCAGGCTGTGACTCTGTTTGGATGATGGTTTCTTCTGCATTTTCCTGTGTTTCAGACAGGTCAATAACCTGACCGTCGATGATCAGTTCGTTTTCCATTGATTACTCCTGGTTAACTCGGCATTAAGTCTGCCGGTGACTGTGGTGGTGACTGGAATTGCTGTTGTTGTGACTCGGCGACATCTTTCAGAAGGCGTATTGCCTCCATCACTGCTTTGTCATCGATGTTTCTGGCTTGAGCCAGTTTATAGACAGTGTTTGCCTGACTCTCCATCGCACCCTGCTGGGCAGTAAATGCTTTGATTTGAGTTTGAGCAGTTTCGTTAGTTGCTTTTTGCGCTTCTGCCTGCGCTGCTACCATTTGCGCCTGAGCGAGAACCATTTCAGGATTTGGCTGGCTTTGTGCTGCCATTTGCGCCTGTTGAACAATCTGCTGCTCTTTCTCATTGCGTGGTTTTGCAATACCAGATATCAGCAGTTGGTTTCGGTTGTACTCTTTGAAGTCATCAAGGCCTTCGCCATCGATATTGTCCAGAATAATACCCTGAATTGCCGGGCGCATTGGGTCTGTTGGAAGCATAGAGCTAAGGACATTTGTCAGTACAGAAACCGTTGCATCACGTCGTGCTGTGTAGCTTGGTCCAACATCAACCGTCACATCGTATCGACCGACAGAAAGGTCATTTAACGCAACAACAGCCCCTGTTTGCCTGTCAACAACCTGTGCGCTCAGGACAGCGATATCATCACTTCCATCTTCGTTAACGATGCGCACTTCACGTTCTGAACCGTACACTTCACGCGCCATTGACAGCCATACTTCACCAGCGCGTTTAAGACTTTTCGCCATATTATCCAGATAGATAAACGAAGCCATATCTGCTCTGTTCATCAAGTTGTTAACCGTTTCCTGAGCAATATTACTTGGCATCTGCTGCATGGCCTGACTGCCGCCTGTAACCTCCTGAATATCAGCACTGGTTTGCTGTAGTAATGCAGCCAATGCCTGATTCATAACCGCAGGCTGTGTATATCCTGCCGGGGTAGCTCCAGCGATAATGTTGCCAGATTTATCTCTCACTTCGCGCAACGGCAAGAACGCTGGGCGTTTCTTGTTGCGAGCCTCCCAGTGCTTCTCAAGTCCACGAATTTGCTCCATGCCAACTATAGGGATCTGACCGGGGTCTTGCGCTGCAGTATCAGCCAGCATTGAAACCTGAAGGTTGTACAAACGCTGTGGATCCATTGCTTTTGCAATGTGCCCTTCGACACGCTCAATGTCATCAATGAACCAGCGTTTTCCATAAACCGGGATGAGGGGGATATGCTCACCAGGAATACGTCGAGGTTTCTCAAGGAAACCATCACCATCCACTACGGATACATACACACGACGGCGCTTCACTGAGCGCCTTGCCACTTCCTGAAATCCAGCTATTGCCAGTTCATCTTCAATATCTTCAACCTGATCACTGTCGTATGTTGCAATCTCTCCAGTGATTGGATGTCGATAACTGATGACGTCAACAGACTCTTTACGAACTTCGTAATACTTCGCTATGTAAATAACATCTGCACCAAACCAGTTATATTCCCAACTGGTCATAGACGTTACATCCAGAGAAGTAGGAGGTTTCTTTCCGTATTCAGCCTCATATTTTTCAGGTGACAACGAATACATACAGAACGCCCACAACGCGTCAGATTTGTCGTACTTCTTAGCGTCAGGGTCAAACCACACAGAGCGCGACGGGTCGTATATTGGTTCAATAGCAATACGCTGACGATCGTCCATGGGGTCGTATTCATTGACCAGCATCGACGTCAAACGGAAGCAACCGAAACCACCAGTAGCAGCGTCGTCAAATGCATTATCGCAAGCCTCACCGCCATCAGTTTCTTCGTAGTCAGCACGGAACAGACCATTTAATTTATTGGCTAACTCTTCGCTTGCCTCTCTGTCACCAGGACGAAACTTAACAGTGATTCTGTTATTGCGGTATTCTGCAATGATGCGGTTAAGTTCAGTTGCTACCTTATTGATTTCAAACTTAGGATACTTCTCTAACTGCTCATCAAGCTTAGTTCCAGCCGCCGTTGCTCCTTCCCATTGACCTCCGGGGACACGAGCAAACCTCGTAGCTTCAATGCACTTTTCGCGCACTTCCTTCTGTGGAGAATAGGCGCGGTCAAACCTGAGCATGATCCGCTCATGTTTTTTCTCTAATGTCTCTGCCATGTTTACCAACCGGAGGATGAGGGAACGTATATTTCTGTTTCTTCGCGGACCAATGCCGGGCAATGCATACACATCATCAGCGCATCAGCCAGGTTAGGAGATGGAATACCGAGCTTCTGCTTCATTTCGACCTTAGTCATTAGCTCCAGCTTCCCGTTGTTATTGAATTTGCGCTGAATCTGCGTCAGTTCTGCAAACAGCTTCTCCAGCATCTTCTCGCCTATCGCTTCTTTGTCGAAACTCAGCATGTCGTCGGGGTCTGCATACTCACCGTGGACAACCGCCCGATATGTCAGATACAGCCTGTCAGCCAGCGCGTAATAGAATTGCGCTCGCTTATTGCGGAATACATCGCCAATAGTGCGAACGTTGTCGCCATGTACGACTTCATCAGCCCATGCTCCGGCCTGATAAGGCGCATCTTCATCGAATGGCGATTCGCTGCCCTTAAACATCGTGGCGGTGATTTTCTTGCCGGAGAACGCTTCCGTTGTCTGTCTGCGTAGCCCCGCACCAACACCATCGCCATCCCACAAGTAGTGGTCAGCGCCGTCTTCAATCGCCAGCGAAGTAGCCCAGTCAGCACCCTCGTTGATGTCCATCAGCAGACCTTCAGCAATGCGCTTAACTACCGAACCGTGACGCGATGCATAACCTTTAGCATCCGGCCCTGTATCTGACGGGTCATGCGCAGAGACAACAGCGCCTTTCGCTTTCCATCCGAGTTTCTTGTGCGCATCGGTTGCAGCTTCAAGCCATTCTCGTTTGATGATTGCCATATCACTTGCGCTTACTGGCTCACCAAGCCAGATGTGACGATACAGTGTCGGATTTCTGCGTTTACACTCTTCCATCTCCAGACGGAGAACTTCAGGAAAGTGCGGGTTGTCGGTGTAGTTCACCGTCAGCAGACAAATATCATCAGGAGGATTTACGACGAATCGCTGATAGGTATCGTCGAGGATGTTTTTCGGGTTGAAGCTCACCCATATTTCGGAAAACGGCTTGCGGATGGTTGGTATCAGGATATCCCATGATTCCTTCGTCACCGCTTCCGCTTCTTCCACCCAGCAGATATCAATGCCTTCGAGCGATTTAATCTTCGTCGGGTTGTTTTTTATGCCGTAGAACATGAATTCAGCATTCGTTCCGAGATGACGAATCATGGAACGCTGAATTTCAAACTCAGCCGAATACCCTTCCCGCTCGATGGTGTCTTCAAGCAACCGGATTACCGAATCGCTGATACTGTTTTGCAGTTCACGAGCGCAAAGAATACGCACAGGCTGCCGACGTGCCGCCTCAACAAGCAGCCTCGCAATTGCCCATGATTTACCGCTACCTCGACCGCCTTTGGCGACTTTGTAGCGATGCGCCTCAATGAACGGTTCAAAGACAGGATTAATCGAGGTCATTTTCCGAATAGAGTGCTCATCGGTGATGTTTCAATCTGAATTGCGCCGCCGTCTTTGCCTGTTAGTTCGTGATCAACCTTGTCGCGCCATTTATCCTTCTGTCGATTCTTAAGCCAGAAGATGGCAGCGGTTGTATCAGGCGGGTAATACTTCTCAAGCGGAGTTTCGACAATTCTGTTTTCAATAACACGAATATCGATGTCTGGAGCCACGAAGCCCATAGCGCGTTGATAAAGACGGTCACTAACTTCTGCATCAGCGACGGCCTTACCCTTTTTTATGGACTCCGAAAACTCAGGATAATCAAGCTTCCACTTGTTAATAGTTGACTCACTGACTTCGAAGAAATCAGCAAGCTCTGCATCGGTGTAGCCCAGCAAGCACAGTTTGCGTGCCTGTTCGGCGTACGCCTCTTGATACTTTGTTGGGCGCGCCATGTTTATGCTCCGGTGGTGAACAGGTCTAACGCTTCCTTCGATTTACGCACCGCTTCGATTGTGCGGGTCGTGATATCCGAATTAGCGCCGCCTGACTGGAAGTGAATTTTGAATAGCTCAAGCTTCAGCTCGTCAGTGCCAATGAATTGAAATGCTTCTTCTGCGGCTGCGTTCTGGTTCATGACCAGCTTGTAAATCTCTAACTGGAATTTCTGTTCTTCAGTCATGGGAATAATCTCTGCCATTGTTGGCTCCGTTTATCCGTTAAAAGGGATATCAGTTAAGTTATCCCGTGTAGGGTATAAGCCATTGTCGAGACCACTCATTGAATGGCCTCTGCAATAACCGATGTCTTTCCATCAGTCCGCCACCACAAAGAATCTTTTTTGCCATAAGGCAGGAGGTTCATCTTTCAGTGGCTGCCAGTGTTATTTTCCCCACTTACTGGCTTGGGTTGTTTCGCTGTACTGCCGTTAATTGGTGAGTCCGGGGATTACGGTTTGCCCGTGCTGTTCAAGGCGTTCAATTCTGGCCAGCAGCTGTGGCTTCTTAATTTTTCCCCAGCGATTAAGCAGGCGACCTGACATGCTGGCAACATCCTTCTCTTTCATGTACTCCAGCATTACGGCATTTCTCTCTTCTTCAAATTGACGATGACCAACCTGAAGCATGGCGTACATCCAGTTGAATGCGTTGATGTAAGCAATTTTGATACGCATTGCTTCTTTTTTGGTGTAGGACATAACCAAAAGCATCAACCCATCCTTACGTAGCCGATAGAATTTTTGTGGCTTACCATTCTGTAACTCATTGTTTTTATAGCAAACCTCAAAATTGAGTTTTGTATCAAACTCTTCAGGACAAGCAGCGATAGTTCTTTCTACATCACGCACAACGTTGTCATGTCGCTTACGAAATGCTTTCGCCACCATAAATGAATCGGTGACAGGGTCATTGTTGGTAATAAAAACCAGTTCTTTGAAATCAATGCCGTCAACGATAGTTGGATAATTCATCGGTAATTACCTTTTAGTGATGAACCTTGTCACACAGGATTCCGGCCCACAGAAAGGCACCGATAACCAAACCGGCATCCTCAAGGGTCATCCTGAAAGGTTCTGTGTTCATAAGTCGCGCGTGTGAAGCGCGTTTACTGCGGACATAAAAAAGCCCCGCATCGCGAGGCTCATTAAATGGACTTTGTGATTTGCAAAAAAATTATTTCAGGCACTGAGTCCTGATGTACTCCTGCAGGTAGTTAACCTGCGCGGTTATCTTGTCGATTCCACTTCGGAGACGGTAATAATTGAGTTCAGCATCTGCTGTAAGTCCTGGGCTTTCTCCATCGCCCATGCCGCCGGCTCCGGTCGTTGACTTTGCACAGGTGGCGGCGACTTGCAGGCGCTTACGCCCAGCAGAAACATCAGCACGGAGACTTTCGATAGTCGCGTTAGCATCAGCAAGCTCCTTTGTGTATCTGGCGTCAAGTTCTGCTACATCACGTTGACGCTTCTGCATGTCAGCGATGATGGATGCGGCCTTATCGCGCTGCTCTTTGTAGGCGATGGCGTTATCACGGTAATGATTAACAGCCCATGACAGGCAGACGATGATGCAGATAACCAGAGCGGAGATAATCGCGGTTAACCGACTCATGACATCAACACCCCAACGGCCAGAAACCACGGCCACGCATCGTTGCCATTAAATGCGAGCAACGCTGCCATGAAAAAGCAAATCATGCTCATTGCTGCCCCCACAAACAGACTTCACGCTCAATCTCACGACGAGTCATCAGCCCTTTCCATTGCTTACCTCCAGCGTATGTCCAGCGACGTAGCTGGTCACATGCACCTTTGATATCGCCCTGGTTTATTTTGCGAAGAAGCGTCGATGTTCTGAAATTGCCTGCACCCACGTTGTAGACGAACGAGTAAAGAGCGCCGCGCGTTGTTTCCGGTATATCGACTTTGATGTACGGGTTAATTTGTCTGGCGACAGTGGCAAGGTCTTTATTCAGGAGGGCTTTGCACTCTGCTTCGGTATACGCTTTACCGAGCATGATGTCTTTTCCGGTGTGTCCGTGACATACAGTCCATACACCAACAATATCTTTGTATGGTATGTAGCTGACACCTTCCAGGCCATCGTTACCACTTGGTCCAGTGATTAACACAGATGCTATAGCAATAGCCCCGCCACTTATCGCCGCTATTACGCTATTTCGTAGTGCCGGTGACATTGCCATTCAATCTGTCCTCGCGCTCTTTGCGCTTGTAGTACCAGTTGATGCCAAATGTGCCGACAGTACAAAGAATACCAATGATGACAGCCCAGTCATTCAGGGAGAGAATGCCACCCATCGCAGTCAGTCCTCCGAAACTGTAACTGAACCATTCTCTGATTTTGTCCATACGGTACATGCTCTACCCCTTCATTGAGGGGATTTGCTCTATTTAATTAGGAATAAGGTCGATTACTGATAGAACAAATCCAGGCTACTGTGTTTAGTAATCAGATTTGTTCGTGACCGATATGCACGGGCAAAACGGCATGAGGTTGTTAGCGCAACCTCCTGCCACCCACTTTCACGAAGGTCATGTGTAGAAAGCCGCAGCATAACTATCACTGATGAATTCAGGATAGCCAGTGGCTACGGCCCAGTTTGGGTTGTGGCGGTCGGTGCTGAACTCCGACTTAATGACGATAGGCGTGTACCGACGCCTCGTTTTACTTCCTCCGCTTTCACGGCTTCACCCTAGACCAGCTTTACGAAATCCTCGTAAACCTAACCGCGGCAGATATGACCGGCACGGTGTGCCATATCACGGACCGGCGGGTGTCTCGTTCACCTGATTAACGCATCAGCCTGCGTATTCACCACAACGATAAGAGCACTGCGCGGCACCTTTCACCAATTCCGCGAGGTCTGCGGGTTCAATGCCCTTACCTGTTGTGCAAACAAAAAAGCCACCGTTGCAACTTAAGAGTCACTAACGGCAGCTTACCCTCTAATTATGGCTAAATGGCTAATTGCATGTCAAGGTTTTTAACAGCAACATGCTTAACTTTCTCAACACGTTTACGCATTTTGAAAGCATTTTGCATTGGTTGGTACAAAACAAATAATGACGCTTTCAGGATGTCGTCAATTTCGTTTCTACAGGTTGCCAGTGAAGGTTTTCTCCATCCCTCGCCACCACGTCCACACATCTTGCGTGGCTTTGCAGTCGCGTGATAGTAGGATGCAATTGCTCGCTTAGATGAACCATGAGCGTAGTAGCTGAGGAGGATGCCAAAGGCTTTTTTGTCAATGTACATGACGGAATCGACGACCTGAGAAATCAACATTCCATCATCATCATTGCACATTGGCCTTGTCATAACTCTTCCCGGCTCTACGCTCTCCATGAACTTCGCTATTACGCTGCTCATGCGCTTTTCCAGACGACCTGAATAAACCCATGCGCCCCACAGTTCAAGCCAGCCATTCAGCCACTCGAGCTGCTCTTTGGTGAGGTTTAGTTCTCTTATGCCCACGCGCCTTCTCCCTGTACCTGAATCAATGTGAGGTTTCCGCAGAACACTGCGCCGGTATCGATATACATCTGGTTGGAAAACTTGAGTGGTTTCACTGCTGGCGTATGACCAAAGATGAACGTGTCCGCGCCTTTGATTTCTTTCACGATCCCGTCTTGTGAGTTGCTGATTCGTTCGCGGTTCCAGATTACCTGCTGATGATCAACTGGCTTTCCAAACTCGTATTCGTCATAAGGATAATCGGCGTGGCAGATGACATATTTTTTATCTTTGCTCACCAGTTCGATGATTAACGGAAGTTCATCTGCTTTATGGGCAAGAGCTTTAGCCAGAATTTCTTTGTCGTAATCGAGATTAAAGAACCAGCCACCGCCATTAAGCATCCAGTGATTGACGTTTCCGCGCTCTGATAAGCCATCAATCATCATTTGCTCATGGTTTCCACGTACAGCTCTGAACCAGGGGAATGAACCGCCCCGGGAATCCTGGAGACTAAACTTCCTGAGAAAGAGGTAAACAGGATGACTAAAAATACTCGTTTTTCCCCCGAAGTCCGTCAACGGGCAGTCCGTATGGTTCTGGAAAGTCAGAGCGAATATGACTCACAATGGGCGACAATTTGTTCCATTGCTCCAAAGATTGGCTGTACGCCGGAGACTCTGCGTGTCTGGGTTCGCCAGCATGAGCGGGATACCGGGGGCGGTGATGGAGGGCTCACCACCGCTGAACGTCAGCGTCTGAAAGAGCTGGAACGTGAAAATCGTGAACTGCGCCGCAGTAACGATATCCTTCGCCAGGCTTCCGCTTATTTTGCGAAGGCGGAGTTCGACCGCCTCTGGAAAAAATGATGCCACTGCTGGATAAGCTGCGTGAGCAGTACGGGGTCGGACCGCTATGCAGCGAACTGCATATTGCCCCGTCAACGTATTACCACTGTCAGCAACAGCGACATCATCCGGATAAACGCAGTGCCCGTGCGCAGCGCGATGACTGGCTGAAGAAAGAGATACAGCGCGTATACGATGAAAATCACAAGGTATACGGTGTGCGTAAAGTCTGGCGTCAGTTGTTACGGGAAGGTATCAGAGTGGCCAGATGCACTGTGGCACGTCTCATGGCGGTTATGGGACTTGCCGGTGTTCTCCGGGGTAAAAAGGTCCGTACGACCATCAGCCGGAAAGCCGTTGCCGCAGGCGACCGCGTAAACCGTCAGTTCGTGGCAGAACGACCTGACCAGCTGTGGGTGGCTGATTTTACTTACGTCAGCACATGGCGGGGCTTCGTCTATGTGGCGTTCATCATTGATGTGTTTGCCGGATACATCGTGGGGTGGCGGGTCTCATCGTCCATGGAAACGACATTCGTGCTGGATGCACTGGAGCAGGCGTTATGGGCCCGTCGACCGTCCGGCACGGTCCATCACAGTGATAAAGGTTCTCAGTATGTATCGCTGGCCTACACACAGCGGCTTAAGGAAGCCGGATTACTGGCATCAACAGGAAGTACAGGCGACTCGTATGACAACGCGATGGCGGAGAGCATCAATGGTCTTTACAAAGCGGAGGTAATACACCGTAAGAGCTGGAAAAACCGTGCAGAAGTGGAACTGGCCACACTCACGTGGGTGGACTGGTATAACAATCGACGATTGCTGGAAAGGCTGGGCCATACTCCTCCGGCAGAAGCAGAAAAAGCTTATTATGCTTCCATCGGAAACGATGATCTGGCAGCCTGAGTTCACAGATAAAACACTCTCCAGGAAACCCGGGGCGGTTCAGAATGTGATTAATTCCAGGCATTCAACGTTCTCTGCACCACGATCAACCAAATCGCCCACCGAGATAAGCAGGTCTTTTTCGTTGTCGAATCCAATCGTATCCAGTTTGTTCATCAGGTTCGTGTAGCATCCGTGCAGATCGGCAACTACCCAAATATTTCGGTATTTGCTGCCATCAATTCTTTCGTAATAGCGCATCTCTTTCACTCCATCCGCGATGAACCATGAGAACGTCGTTGACGATGGCGTGCATTTTCCCGTCTTTATCATCAACGTATTTTCTGACCGTACCGCGACTACATTTCAGTCTGCGTGCTACTTCTGTCTGGTTTCCGTATGCCTCAACGAGCATGTCTGGAATGGTTTTTACTGAGAACGTCATGCGGCCTCACTTCTGCTATTTCGCAGGTCTTTGAGTTTCTGTTGGTACTCTGCCTTGATCGCCTTGCACTCTTCGATAGTCCAGCGATGGCGGTTATGGTTTGATTCGATTTCGTCTACTGCTTCCTGCCCGATTCGGTTAATCAGTTCGACGCGATACGGAACGAGATTTCCGCTTTTATGCTGGTTGCACACCACGCATTGCTTGTGAATATTGCGTTCATCAAATCGGAGTTGAGGTGCCGCAGAAGTTGTCCGGTAATGTCCGGCATCCCACTGAGCAGACGTGAGCGTTCCGCACGAGATACATGGTAAGTCGCGGTCTCTTTCTCTGATGAAGGCGTTTACGGCTTGTTGGGCTTGTTTAATCCAGTAACTGCGGGGCTTTAAGGCGAGTTTTCGAATCTTAAGTTTATCTTTCTGTTTCTGCTCCTCTCGTCGCCGTTTCTTCTCTGCTGCTTTTTCCGCTTTTTCGCGTTCTTTGCTTCGTCGTTCGAGTGCTATCTTTGTTCCACAAATCTCATTACACCAATATTGATTTTGATATTTTGGTATAAACCATTCATTGCAACATTTACATTTCCTTCGATAGATTCGCATAAGTGCTCCTTTCGTTGCCGGAAAAATCACCGTAATACTTATCTCGGGCTTCTTCAGCAACTAGTACCGCTAACTCCAGATCATCAAAGCATCCGAAGTGTTTACTCTTGCCATGGAAACCTAGCCTAACATTCCATTTTTTCTGTCGTTTGTGCCAAGTAACTCCTCTGCAACCTGATTTGCTGTTCTTTCGGATCCTTATATTTCTTGAATTTTCTATTGGCAGGCATTCTCTTAAATTTTCTGGCCTATTGTCGGTCCTAATTCCATTAACGTGGTCAATTTGACCAGCAGGCCAGCGATTATGAGTTATGTAAAAAACTAAGATGTGAGTTTTATATCTACGCCCATCTATCATGATCATTGAATAACCGTTGGAATCAAAAGTTCCAGCAACACTATTTAATGCTATCCTTCCCTGAGTGGGAACTTTCCATCTAAATACCCCGGTAGATTTATCGAAACTTAGTAACTCAAATATCCTTTTAACAGTTAAATCTTCTCTTTTACGGTTACATCGTCTTCGCGCTGGTTTAGCCATCGTATTCTTCCTCGTACATTGAGCTATTCGGATCGCTCATCAGTTCTGCACAGCAGTGCTCACACACGTGAACTTCCAGCACATGCAGCTTCTGACCGCAATTAGCGCACGTTAAAGCCCGCTCGACGCTTTCTTGTTCGTAACTTCGATTTGGGTCAATCACCTTGTATTCCTCGCACGATGTCTTAGCCACCGGATATCCCACAGGTGAGCCGTGTAGTTGAAGGTTTTTACGTCAGATTCTTTTGGGATTGGCTTGGGTTTATTTCTGGTGCGTTTCGTTGGAAGGTATTTGCAGTTTTCGCAGATTATGTCGGTGATACTTCGTCGCTGTCTCGCCACACGTCCTCCTTTTCCTGCGGTAGTGGTAACACCCCTGTTGGTGTTCTTTCACACCGGAGACACCATCGATTCCAGTAAGGTTGATTTGGTCGGAAGCGGTTATCTTCTTTGCATTCACCGCACCGATAACATCGCATCATGCAGCTTCCCTCCCGAAGTCGAAATCAAGCTGCCCTCCAAATATTTCGCATGACTCAGAACAAGAGCCGGTATCGAATCTTTTAGCTCGTACCATGTCCTGATACAGGGCTTGATAATCATTTTCTGAATACATTTTCGCGATACCGTCCAGCGACATTCTTCCTCGGTACATAATCTCCTTTGGCGTTTCCCGATGTCCTTCACGCACATGGGATCCCGTGATGACCTCATTAAAAACACGCTGCAATCCCTCCTCATCTTTGCAGGCAAGTCCGATTTTTTGCGTTGATTTTTTAATGCAGAATATGCAGTTACCGAGATGTTCCGGTATTTGCAAATCGAATGGTTGTTGCTTCCACCATGCGAGGATATCTTCCTTCTCAAAGTCTGACAGTTCAGCAAGATATCTGATTCCAGGCTTTGGCTTTAGCCGCTTCGGTTCATCAGCTCTGATGCCAATCCACGTGGTGTAATTCCCTCGCCCGAAATGGTCATCACAGTATTTGGTGAAGGGAACGAGTTTTAATCTGTCAGTGCAGAACGCGCCGCCGACGTATGGAGTGCCATATTTCTTTACCATATCGATAAATGGCTTCAGAACAGGCATTCGCGTCTGAATATCCTTTGGTTCCCATACCGTATAACCATTTGGCTGTCCAAGCTCCGGGTTGATATCAACCTGCAATACGGTGAGCGGTATATCCCAGAACTTCACAACTTCCCTGACAAACCGATATGTCATTGGATGTTCACAACCTGTATCCATGAAAACGTAATGCACGTCTTTACCTGCCCGTCGCTTTTGCTCCATTAGCCAGAGCAAATATGCTGACGTCCTGCCACCGGAGAAACTAACGACATTTATCATGCAGCCCTGTCTCCCCATCTCGCTTTCCACTCCAGAGCCAGTCTCGCTTCGTCTGACCACTTAACGCCACGCTCTGTACCGAATGCCTGTATAAGCTCTAATAGCTCCGCAAATTCGCCTACACGCATCCTGCTGGTTGACTGGCCTATTACCACAAAGCCATTCCCAGCAAGGTTAGGAACAACATCCTGCTGCTTTAATGCTGCGGTAAACACACACTTCCAGCTTTCTGCATCCAGCCAGCGACCATGCCATTCAACCTGACGAGAGACGTCACCAAGGCAAGCCCAAAGCTTTCGATTTTGGTCTAAGCTGCGGTTGCGCTCCTGAATGGTTACTACGATTGGTTTTGTTGGGTCTGGAAGGATTTGCTGTACCGCGTGAATAGCGTTTTGCTGATGTGCTGGGGATCGAATTTCAAAGGTTAGTTTTTTCATGACTTCCCTCTCTCCCAAATAAAAAGGCCTGCGATTACCAGCAGGCCTGTTATTAGCTCAGTGATGTAGATGGTCATTGCCTTACCTCCATAAGCGCCCTATTAATAAACGCCGTCATTGGATTTGCACATCCCCACCCCGTACCATCTGGATTTCTTTTAATTGGCTCCTTCTTCACTTTGCGTTTTGCATAAATAACCGTCTTCCACTTACGCTCAACAACACTCAAATGTCCTTGTTTCACCATATGCCTTGCTGCTTGAGCGATTCTGTTATTTGGTATTCCGGTGATCAGTGCTAATTCATGTGGGGAGAATTGTTCATGAGTTTTCAGATATTCCAGGATGATTTCTTTTCCAGTCACGATCTGCTCCTGTAACTATCCCATGTAAACGCAAGAGTGCACCCGCCGCCATCATTCATCCTGTCAATAACACGCTCACCAATGAATGCAGACAGTTCATCTTTGCTCTGGTTGCTAATCAGGATTGTTGGCTTCATGCGCTCGTAGCGGGTGTTGATGATTTCGAACATGATCATCTTTTCCGCCTCGCTTCCAAACTGCACACCAACCTCATCGATAATTAGCAGGTCAGGTTTAGTGAACTGTCGGATCACTTCATCCTCTGTGCGGGTGGAGTTTTTCGACCATGTTGATTTATATTCTCTGGCAATTTTCAGCGCCGTTGTGAAAATAGCTGAGCTTTGATGTTCCGTAATTGCGTGCCGGGCGATAGCCAGTGCAAGATGATTCTTTCCAGTACCAGGCTTTCCACACATAACCAGCCCACCGCCTTTCTGTAACCTCTCAGGCCATTTGCTGGCGTATGCCTGACACACCCTGAGCACTCTCTTTGCATCGTCGTTGACTGGCTCGTAGTTCTGTAGTGTGCAACCCTTGAATCGTTCGGGAATATCAAGATTATTCAACAAAAACTCGACATTTCGCTTACGTGATTCCTCGTCGATTTTAATCTTCTCTGCCTGTAGCTGAATAAGCTCATCTCTCATGCATTCCGGGCATTCGCTAGGTCTTGAGGCAAACTTAATTGGCCCAGTCGAGTAACGGTTACGCTGCTCAAACTCACCATGTTTTTCACAGATGCCAGTGCCAATTTCTACAGCTGTATGCTCGATAGCAATTGGCGGAGAACTCAATTCTGCAAGTTTTTTCTCCAGTTGGGAGATCTTTTCATCCAGCGTCATGTTCACTCCTGCGCCCATGAAGGCATTTCAGTTTGCCCGTAATCTTTGGCGGCAAAGTTTTCCTGCATAGCTCGCTGCTGCGGCCTCGGTTGAGATTTCCCCTTTGGAGTCTTGGGTTCAAAAATCCCCTGCCAACCACTGGCGATGCTCTGGTTTATAATTTCTTCAGGTGTATATCCCTTCTCCAGACTTCTGCTTAGAACGTTGATAGCCTGAGTGACGCTTTGCTTAGACTTGATCGACTTACCTATCTCCTTGCGATAGGTAACCCACGACAACCATGTTTCTGCCGATAACCAATCAGGCAACTCTGTTTCTAGCGGGTCGAACTTCTGAGAAATTTTTTTGGGGGATATAGGGGGTTTATTAATATTTTCTTTTGTCTTTAAAGAATGTCTTTTGTGTGTCTCTAACTTCGAGACATTGAGTGTCTCTAATTTGGAGACATTTTTTGTCTCTAACTTCGAGACAAAGTTGCTAACTTGGAGACACTTGCTGAATTGCCACGCAGATACCTCCCTGTTTACACCGATTTGATTTCCATCCATAAACAGGCAATTCATTGAAATCAGTTCTTTTTTAGCCTTGTTAACATTCTGCCTTGATAGTCCTGTTAACTGAGCAATTTGCTCATCGGCTATTCGATCTGTTTTCTTATTGAATCCATATGTTTTCCGGACGTAGGCCAGCATAACTTTCAACTGGCGAGCGGTTAAATCGGCACTTGCGATAGCTTCCAGCAGCTCGTTAGCGAATCTGGTGTAACCATCATCGATATCAGCCACTCTTAGCTCCTGTTCGGCAAAGTTACCTCTGCCGAAGTTGAGTATTTTTGCTGTATTTGTCATAATGACTCCTGTGAATTGATCCAGTAATGACCTCAGAATTCCATCTGGATTTGTTCAGAACGCTCGGTTGCCGCCGGGCGTTTTTTATTGGTGAGAATCGAAGCAACTTGTCGTGCCAATCGAGCCATGTCGTCGTCGACGACACCCCATTCAAGAACAGCAAGCAGCATTGAGAACTTTGGAATCCAATCCCTCTTCCACCTGCTGATCTGCGACTTATCAACTCCCACAGCTTCCGCTGTCTTCTCAGTTCCAAGCATTGCGATTTTGTTAAGCAACGCACTCTCGATTCTTAGAGCCTCGTTGCGTTTGTTTGCACGAACCATATGTAAGTATTTCCTTAGATAACAATTGATTGAATGTATGCAAATAAATGCATACACCATAGGTGTGGTTTAATTTGATGCCCTTTTTCAGGGCTGGGATGTGTAAGAGCTGGAATGTCTTAAGCGGCTTTGTGTTCCGGCGGGAACACGTCATCAAGACTGACTTTTGCGCCTAACTTGTTTAGGCACTCAACAAGAGCACGGCATGTTTTAAGGTCTGGGAAGCGACGACCAGATTCCCAATGTCCGATAGCTCCCTGTGTGCATCCAACTGCCTTAGCAAGTGTTGTTTGAGAGATATTCAGTGACTCTCGATATTTTCGTAGGTTGCTCATATGCCCTCCATAGTAACCATGAAGCAATAATACGATATGTACTTTTAGAATGCAAACAAAAAATACATCTTGTGCATGGATGATTTTAGTACAGAGCGTAATAATAAGGGTATGAAAATGAAATGGTATGAACTGGCTAGATCCAGAATGAAAGAGCTCGGCATAACTCAAGAGAAGTTAGCTGAAGAGCTTGGTATGACGCAGGGTGGAATTGGTCACTGGTTGCGCGGATCTCGTCATCCATCTCTTGACGAGATTGGTGTGGTGTTTAAATACCTTGGTATTGATAACGTCTCATTCAACCACGACGGTACATTTTCACCTGTTGGCGAATACTCATCTGCCCCCGTTAAAAAACAATATGAGTACCCTGTTTTTTCTCATGTTCAGGCCGGGATGTTCTCGCCTGAGCTTAGAACCTTTACCAAAGGTGATGCGGAGAGATGGGTCAGCACAACCAAAAAAGCCAGTGATTGTGCGTTCTGGCTTGAAGTTGAAGGTAATTCCATGACCGCGCCAACAGGATCCAAGCCAAGCTTTCCTGACGGGATGTTAATTCTCGTTGACCCTGAGCAGGCTGTTGAGCCAGGTGATTTCTGCATAGCCAGACTTGGTGGTGACGAGTTTACCTTCAAGAAACTGATCAGGGATAGCGGTCAGGTGTTCCTACAGCCACTAAACCCGCAATATCCAATGATTCCATGCAATGATAGCTGTTCCGTAGTAGGGAAAGTTATCGCCAGCCAGTGGCCTGAAGAGACATTTAGTTAACAGCCTCACAACTCTAAAACACACAACAATAACCCGACCTTAGCGTCGGGTTTTCTTTTTCCAAAATATAAACCTATTAAATACAAAGCGTTATAAAAAACTAATTATATTTAGAACATTTTGTATTGACTCGATAAAGTACAAATCGTACTATTTAGCCATCAGCAGGACGTACTAACCACCATGAAGGTGATGCTCTTAAAAATTTAGCCCTGAAGAAGGGCAGCATTCAAAGCAGAAGGCTTTGAGTAGCGCGAAATGCAGCTGCAAGACAGCAACCGTGGAGATAAGCATCACGGCGCGTTACTCAAAGCTAACTGACAGGAGAATCCAGATGGATGCACAAACACGCCGCCGCGAACGTCGCGCAGAGAAACAGGCTCAATGGAAAGCAGCAAATCCCCTGTTGGTTGGGGTAAGCGCAAAACCAGTTAACCGCCCTATTCTCTCGCTGAATCGCAAACCGAAATCACGAGTAGAAAGCGCACTGAATCCGATAGACCTTACGGTGCTGGCTGAATACCACGAACAGATTGAAAGCAACCTGCAACGTATTGAGCGCAAGAATCAGCGCACATGGTACAGCAAGCCACGCAGTGAAATGGGGGTGACTTGTGTTGGTCGCCAGAAAATGAAATTAGGCAGCAAACCACTTATTTGAGGTGATATATGGAAGAAGAATTTGAAGAGTTCGAAGAGCATCCGCAGGATGTGATGGAACAATACCAGGACTATCCGTATGACTACGACTATTGATAAGAATCAATGGTGTGGACAATTCAAACGATGCAATGGATGCAAGCTGCAATCGGAATGCATGGTTAAGCCTGAAGAAATGTTTCCTGTAATGGAAGATGGGAAATATGTCGATAAATGGGCAATACGAACGACGGCAATGATTGCCAGAGAACTTGGTAAACAGAATAACAAGGCTGCCTGATGGTGGCCTTTATTTTTGGCACTAACAACAGAGGCTAACATGGAATTTAAAGGTACTGAAGGTAAGTGGGAAATAATGATGGATGGCGATGAGATTAAAATCATCCAGGCAGACTCTCTTGAAAATGGCACAGGCTGGCGTTCGTATATTGCAATCTGTGAGGAAGTTCAATGCATTGAAGATGCCAATCTAATAGCGGCAGCACCTGACCTTCTCGAAGCACTTCAGTTATTACTTAAGCAATCCAAAAATAGAACAACGACAACATATCCAGAATGGTATGGAGCTGTTAATAAAGGTCTCGCAGCAATCAGAAAAGCCATAGGTGATGAGTAATGAATAAGAAATACATTGTTGAAGTTATAGATCGAGAAACGAAAGAAGTAATTAAACATTTCGAATTTGATAATTATAGAAAAGCTGACCGCGTCGAAGAAGGATTGTTGCGACAAAGTAATCTCGAAAAATTTGATGTTGTCATGCGATGCGAATAAGCGCCTATAGCAGATTTGCGAGTCTGCTATGTGAGCAATGTCGCTCGTAACTAAACAGGAGCCGACTTGTTCTGATTATTGGAAATCTTCTTTGCCCTCCAGTGTGAGGGCAATTTTTTTGACGGAGGATATATGAGTGAAGTAACAGATTTAGTTGTTATTGAAAAAGCAAATGCAATGACTGTATTTCAGTCTGCCGACCAGATTGAAGAAATCCTTCAAAGGGTTGAACGTGAAGTTATGTCCTTTGTGCCTGATATCACAACGGCAAAGGGCAGAAAGGAGATCGCTTCTCTGGCGTATAAAGTTGCGCAGACGAAAACATATCTCGATGGTCTTGGCAAAGACCTTGTTGCTGAACTGAAGGAAATTCCAAAGCTAATTGATGCCAACCGCAAGACAGTGCGTGATCGCCTTGATGAGCTGAAAGCCAAGGCGCGCCAGCCTCTTACTGATTATGAGGAGGAACAGGCACGGATTAAAGCCGAAGAAGAAGCTAAGGCAGCAGCTGAAGCTCTCGCAAAGCAAATTGAGTCTGACCATGAAATAGCGATTTTGATGGATCGCGAATTTGACCGCCAAAGAGAAGAGGCAAGACTCAAAGCGGAGCGGGAAAAGCGAGAGCATGAAGAACGCTTAAAAAGAGAAGCTGAAGAGAGAGCCAGAGCAGAAGCCGAAGCAAAGGCAAAAGCCGAAATTGAAGCAGCAGCAAGGCGAGAAGCAGAAGCTAAGGCCGCAGCGGAACGTGCAGAGCGTGAACGCATTGAAGCCGAGCAACGAGCACAGCGCGAAGCAAAAGAGGCAGCAGAACGAGCTGAAAGAGAAAAGCAGGCGGCAATTGAAGCAGAACGCCGAAAAGCACAGGAGGAGGCTGAACGAATCCGGCGCGAGGCTGAAGCAAAAGAGCAAGCCAGAATAGCAGAAGAAAAAAGAATCAAGGAAGAAGAAGAGCGTAGAGCAAAGGATAAAGCTCACCGGAAAGAAGTAAATAACAAAATACTTGCTGACCTTATCAAGGTTGGTGCATCAGAAGATGTTGCTAAAAATATCATAACAGCCATCGTAAAAGGCGAAGTATTCGCAACAAAAATAACCTACTAATAAAACCAACATAAGGAACCACCCATGATTTACGCAATCGCGGGAGGCGCTCGCATGGGTGCCTTCCAATTAAATGAATCTTTACTTGAACGAATCACCCGTAAATTACGTGACGGATGGAAAAGAGTTGAGGTCTTATTATGCGCAATGAAATAGCCATCAATCACCAGATGCTTCGTGCTGCACAAAACAAAGCAGTAATAGCCAGATTTATTGGTGATTCCAAAATGTGGCTTGAAGCAAATAAAGCGATGAAATCAGCTATCAACCTTCCGTGGTATCGCAGGAAATGAGTTTTACAGATAACTGGTCAGACGAAGAATTCATTCGTCAGATGAAAGAATTAATCGGTAACGAAGGAGATATTCATGTCACTTGCAACCACAGTGAAGGAGAGCAAGTTACAGAGACGCATGTACACGCAGAAAGCTCTCTGGTATCGCCATAATGGTGACCGCGAAGGAATGCGGGTATGCCTTAATTTGTCCAGAGTCGAAGTATTAAACCAGCGTTATTTCCTTGGGCCGTGTCCATTCTGAGAACAATCATATGAGCAAAGAATTTTACGCAAGACTGGCAGCTATTCAGGAGAATCTGAACGCGCCAAAGAATCAGTACAACTCATTCGGCAAATATAAATACAGAAGCTGCGAAGATATTCTTGAAGGCGTTAAGCCGTTACTGAATGGTCTGTTTTTATCAATCAGCGATGAAGTTGTGTTGATTGGTGATCGGTATTACGTGAAAGCCACGGCAACTATTACCGATGGCGAAAACAGTCATACGGCAACCGCTCTTGCACGAGAGGAAGAAAGCAAGAAAGGAATGGATTCTGCACAAGTTACGGGAGCTACAAGCTCTTATGCACGCAAGTATTGCCTCAATGGTTTGTTCGGCATTGATGATGCGAAAGATGCAGATACCGACGAGCATAAACATCAGCAGAACGCAGCAGCAAAGCAATCAAAACCATCACCTACACCTGAACAGGTTCTAAAAGCATTCACTGACGCAGCATTGCAGAAAAACACCGTGGAAGAGCTTAAACAGGCGTTCGCCAAAGCGTGGAAGATGCTCGAAGGCACACCTGAGCAGCACAAAGCGCAGGACGTTTACAACATCAGACGAGACGAATTAGAAGGAGCGGCTGCTTAATGGCACATTCGATTACTGTAAGACTAAACAAGCCCACAAGAGAGTTTCAGGCAGGGGAAAATATCGGATTCAACATCCGTGCTGGCGTTCAGTATTACGATCGCCAGACAAAAAAGAAAGAATGGACAAACTACAGCGCCGTTGTATTTGCCAAGCCTGGAGCGCAAGCGGATTACTACCGTAGTGTTCTTGTTGAAGGTGGCATTGTGGAAATTACCGGAGAAAACATCAGGGTTGATGTTTATCAGGGGCAAAATGGTCAATCAATCACTCTTGAATTACTGAATGCAAAGATTGGATTTGCAACTTCAGGAAACAGCCAACAGCAACAAAGTAGCAATCATCAAAATCATCCTGAATACGACGATTCAATTCCCTTCTAAATTAGCAAAATAAGGATTCCATTATGCCAGCGCCTCTGTATGGTGCGGACGACGCGCGCCGCTGTTCCGGCAATTCCGTATCGGAGGTGCTGGATAAATTCAGAAAAAACTACGATCGGATAATGTCGCTACCACAGGAAACGAAAGAGGAAAAGGAATTTCGCCATTGCATATGGCTTGCAGAGAAAGAAGAACGCGAGCGAATTTACCAGACATCAATCCGACCATTCCGCAAAGCCACATATACCCACTTCCCTGAAATTGACCCGCGCCTGCGTAATTACCGCTCACGCTATGGCGCTATCAGTAATGACTGAGGAATTTACCATGAGAGGACTTGCATACAATCCCGGCATTCTTCCGGCAGAAATGATTATTCGCCAACGCGTAAAGCCAATGCCATCGAGAGAGGAATTGCTTAAGAGAAATTCTTTTCCGTCAGTAAATCAAAACAAATATCTGAATGCGATGTGGCGCAAAGGAGGCAAGCAGTGAGTGTATGTCTTATTGATAAACGTCGACGTGGGCAACAAATACCATCTGTTGGAATGCCGAATCACACATGGTTTTGCGTACTTGATATCGATGGTATGGATGCGTTGGTTGACACTCGTCATTACTGCGATACCGCAACAGCTACTCCGGCGAAAGCAAAGAAAATGGCTGCTCTGATAGAAAACTGGACTCCACCTGATGGTTGGTGCAATGGGAATGATCGAGATTGGCATGAAAAAATGAAGGGCTATATCTGCGATTTCTTACGTAAATGCAACGGCTTCAGGGTGATGTGATATGACCAAATTAACTATCAGGCACTGCGTGAAGCGGCAGAAAAAGCAACGTGGGGAGACTGGGACTCATATAAACCACACCGTGGCGCACGTGGTTATGAGGTCCGACTAAGTAGTCAGGCCATTGCGCAACACGTTCTGAAAAACAACGCTGAATTTATTGCTGCCTTTAATCCAAAGGTTGCTTTGGCACTACTGGATGAACGGGAAAGGAACCAGCAATACATCAAACGCCGCGACCAGGAGAACGAGGATATTGCGCTAACGGTAGGGAAGCTGCGTGTTGAGCTGGAAGCCGCAGAGAAGCGCATTGCAGAACTGGAAGCACGGGAAATAAAACCAGCCAGAGGTGAAGTTCTTGTCGTTGTATCTGGTTTTACTGGTTGCGGGAAAAGCACCATTGCCGGGGAAATAGAAATTGCGATGAAAGCTATTGGTGTGCCGGTTCAATGGACTAATGTCGATGCAGAAAAGCGTATGAGCGGCGCTGACTGGCTGACAGCGATTGAGATGTACAAACCAAATGTGCGCATCGTGGAAGTTAATGTGCCACGCGTCGCTGGCATTCGCATCAAAGGAGAGTGATATGGGCGCTATAACCAAAGAACGTATCAAATTATTCATTAAAAATCCGCTTGATAACGGACTTACTCGTGGCGAACAAATGGAACTGGCACGAATTGCGCTGGCATCGCTGGAAGCAGAGCCAACAGGTGCATTCCACATTGCTGAACAGCAAGTTGACGGCACAAGTGACTATCTCAAGGATGGAGAATGGCCTATTGATAATGGGATTATTGAAGTCTACGCCGCTCCGCCAGTACCGGTAGTACCTGCTGCATTACCTGAGAACGACGATGAGGACGGGCATGACATTGATTATCTTGAGCCATCTGAAGTTTACGCGCTTGGGCGAACAGCTGGCTGGAACTCCTGCCGCGCCGCCATGCTTCAGGCCGAACCTGTAAGTAATAGTGATGAGTTACCGCTGGACTATCTGCAAGGACACAAAGACGGCCTGGAGTGGGCTGCACAATTGGCAGAAGCCAATCATCCGCAAACAGGTGACTGGTTGTACGACGACTCAATCGATCTTGCCAGGGCGATTCGCAAAGGTCCGGATATGCCTACTGTTCAGGGTGGCAATTCTCCGGTAACTCCGGATGGTTGGATAAGCTGTAGTGAGCGAATGCCGGATACCAAAACAGCCGTTCTTGTTGCCGTGGAGTTTGACAGGAAAGGTGACTGGCGAATGAAATGGGCGACTTATATCCCGGGGCATCCTGACGCTAATGATGGGTGGTTAATTCCTGGTGCGTCGTGGAAACCGTCACACTGGATGCCGCTACCAGAGCCTCCACTTTGAAAGCGAAGCTTATACATATCTTTTACATCAGCAATCTATTGTTAATCTCCAATCAATGTTACGTTGTCATCTCTCTCATGCTTTGGAGGTAGTGATATGTCTTGTCCAAAATGCGGTTCTGGAAATATTGCAAAAGAAAAAACAATGCGTGGATGGTCTGGTGATTATGTGTGCTGCGATTGCGGATACAACGACTCTAAAGACGCATTTGGAGAGCGTGGTAAAAACGAGTTTGTTAAAATTAATAAAGAACGCGAAGGCAACGAAAAAAGCTAATTTATTTATTCATATATGAAAACAATGTAACCAATATTCGAATTGAAGAACTGAAAGAACACCAAGCCGCCTGATGGCGGTTTTTTCTTGCCTGATTTGCAGGTTCGATTCCCTATTCGGAGATAGCACTCATGCAACACGAACTACAGCCTGATTCCCTGGTTGATTTGAAATTCATCATGGCCGATACTGGCTTTGGTAAAACCTTCATCTACGACCGGATTAAGTCCGGCGACCTGCCAAAAGCCAAAGTTATCCACGGTCGAGCAAGATGGTTATATCGTGACCATTGTGAATTCAAAAATAAACTCTTAAGCCGCGCCAATGGGTAAAATAGCGGGTAAAATATTTCTCACATCTAAAAAACACCATTCCAGTCAATCCCCTGCCGCTTCAAGTAGATGTCTGCAGGGGACACCAGATACCCTTCAAACGAAATCTACCTTCACCCCGTAAAAGATGGGTTTGGCAGCACACTTGCCTTATATCTACTCATTTTTACTGCAACAGGTTGAAATCTCAGCACTGTCAGAAAGCGCTGATGACTAAACAGCCCTGAGCCGGGCGATGTAACCATCACACAGAATCCTGATAGCGAAATATGGCGTGACTCGATACTTCACTCCGCAATGCATTCCTTGATGAATTCGCAGGACCGTGATACACGGGACAGGTCACTGAATGACGACAATGTCCTGGAAATCAGCGAACCGCGCATCTGAAGTACATTTGAGCGACTGTACCAGAACATGAATGAGGCGTTTGGATTAGGCGATTATTAGCAGGGCTAAGCATTTTACTATTATTATTTTCCGGTTGAGGGATATAGAGCTATCGACAACAACCGGAAAAAGTTTACGTCTATATTGCTGAAGGTACAGGCGTTTCCATAACTATTTGCTCGCGTTTTTTACTCAAGAAGAAAATGCCAAATAGCAACATCAGGCAGACAATACCCGAAATTGCGAAGAAAACTGTCTGGTAGCCTGCGTGGTCAAAGAGTATCCCAGTCGGCGTTGAAAGCAGCACAATCCCAAGCGAACTGGCAATTTGAAAACCAATCAGAAAGATCGTCGACGACAGGCGCTTATCAAAGTTTGCCACGCTGTATTTGAAGACGGATATGACACAAAGTGGAACCTCAATGGCATGTAACAACTTCACTAATGAAATAATCCAGGGGTTAACGAACAGCGCGCAGGAAAGGATACGCAACGCCATAATCACAACTCCGATAAGTAATGCATTTTTTGGCCCTACCCGATTCACAAAGAAAGGAATAATCGCCATGCACAGCGCTTCGAGTACCACCTGGAATGAGTTGAGATAACCATACAGGCGCGTTCCTACATCGTGTGATTCGAATAAACCTGCATAAAAGACAGGAAAAAGTTGTTGATCAAAAATGTTATAGAAAGACCACGTCCCCACAATAAATATGACGAAAACCCAGAAGTTTCGATCCTTGAAAACTGCGATAAAATCCTCTTTTTTTACCCCTCCCGCATCTGCCGCTACGCACTGGTGATCCTTATCTTTAAAACGCATGTTGATCATCATAAATACAGCGCCAAATAGCGAGACCAACCAGAAGTTGATATGGGGACTGATACTAAAAAATATGCCGGCAAAGAACGCGCCAATAGCATAGCCAAAAGATCCCCAGGCGCGCGCTGTTCCATATTCGAAATGAAAATTTCGCGCCATTTTTTCGGTGAAGCTATCAAGCAAACCGCATCCCGCCAGATACCCCAAGCCAAAAAATAGCGCCCCCAGAATTAGACCTACAGAAAAATTGCTTTGCAGTAACGGTTCATAAACGTAAATCATAAACGGTCCGGTCAAGACCAGGATGAAACTCATACACCAGATGAGCGGTTTCTTCAGACCGAGTTTATCCTGAACGATGCCGTAGAACATCATAAATAGAATGCTGGTAAACTGGTTGACCGAATAAAGTGTACCTAATTCCGTCCCTGTCAACCCTAGATGTCCTTTCAGCCAAATAGCGTATAACGACCACCACAGCGACCAGGAAATAAAAAAGAGAAATGAGTAACTGGATGCAAAACGATAGTACGCATTTCTGAATGGAATATTCAGTGCCAT